TGATGATTTGAGCCAACTGAAAAAACCGAATCGCTAGGAGTTGTGTCATTCCAAACTTGCGCCGCACTTGCTGACCCATTACTTTCATTCAGCTTCAAATAATTACCAGCACCGATTGCATTGTGATAAACAGCCCAGTCATCTCCTTGGTCTAGGTTTTTAGCAATAACCATTGTCGGTGCTGTAGCTACTCCACCAACCGTTAAATTATGCGGTATCGTATGACCCGCTGTGCCGTTACCAGTATATTTAATAATAGAAAAGCCAGCATCAGTATTTACAGAACCAGCGTAAGTTTTTGCTGTGCCTGACCCTGTTGTGTTGCCAGACACGGCTGTGCCAGCTTTCCAATTCCAAGAGACTATGCCTTTTGCGTTTTCATTTAATGCACCATCACCACCAACAGTAAAACCGTCAGTGCCAAACGCTGTTAAGCCGTTGGCTTTTGTTGTTTCAGTAGAAGTTCCAGTTATTTCAAGACGCTTCTCAACGCCTCTAACAGAATCATACATTACATGATTGTAAGTGTTGCCCCTGTTTTTGCCCCAGACCCAATCCGGCTGGAAGCCAACGCCAGTAATGCTTTGAGTACCACTGTTGCCAGTGTATAGCACCGTATTGAAATAATCCTCACCCGAAATTATCGCTGGCTCTGGCAGGTTGGCTGTACACAAAGATGTGTAGCCAGAAGGAACAGCATACTCAAACGTCCCGATGCCATTGCTGTCAGTATTTGCAGAGGAAACATTCGCGCTGTCTTGCCCAAAGTTCACTTCCCAGCCTCCACCAGAACCACCGTTATGAGCGAAAAATGGTATGTATGTTACGCCTTCAGTGAGAAGAAAAACTCTGTTTGTACCATCTGAAAAATCAGGAGTGCCGTTAATATAAACGCCGTTTACAGCAACCCACACCCAGCGATTATCCATGTCTATAGCGAAGCTAACAGTTCCACTCGCTTGAGTGTCTATATGACTTTGAAAATTGTTAGTGTTGCCAAGACTGCTGTTTCTAATTGAATTTTTATGGCTATACCAGATGATATAATCACCTGCTGTATTGATAAAATTAGCAGTCTTACCGACTACAGGAATCGTTGAATCAAATACTCCTGCAAAGCATGTTAAAGAACCACCAGTATTTGCTCCGCTAAAATCGCCTTCCCAATACCATTTGCCAGAGAGAGGTAGTGACATTGTTGCTGGTGCAATCGTATATCCAGAACCAGAAGTTGAGTTCATTGCGGCTTTCAAATTGCCTTCGCTTAGAGTGACGGAACTACTTGCTTTATGCAGTGGGTTCATCGTAGCAAAATTATTCGTCGGGCTGTCTGGCACCACATCTGAAGCAACAAGGGCGGAGACAGCGAAGTTATTGCCAAGACCGGACTGGTCATCTCCAATATTAGTTTGAGCCGTTGTGTCTTGGGCTGTTGTTGCAGTTCCTGTAGCTTCAAACGTGAGGTGAAAGCCATTATCGCCGTAGGTCAAACCGCTACTAATATCCTTCGGAATCCATATGCCGTCCTTTAGCTCTCCAAAACTATCATGACTCACAGCCGCAGAATCTATCGACACAAATTCAGCTATGTAACCGTCAAAGTAATTGCCTGTGCTTCTGCCAATATAAGTTAATTTGTTATTAGTGAATTGGCTGTTTTCCGAAGTAGTAGGATAATCTGCACTATCAAAAACAGTTTCTCTTACGCCGTTGATGTACAGCTTGAGACGGTCAGTCTCTGTTGAATTATCGCGGTCAAAGATTAAATGGATGTGATACCAACTGCTGACATCTCTGAAAACCCTAGTGGTATCTAATTGTGATGTAGCACTACCAGCGGATTCAGTTCTGTATCTTAGCGTGTCATCAGACAGAAATTGAATAACAGACGAGTCATTGTGGTTACTGGGAAACGAACTTCCTACAGCATACATCATTTGCGTACTGCCTAGATTTCCACGCTTCACCCAGAATGATGTAGTGTTTAAGTTTCTGCCGTTTGAACTATTTGCATCAGGGTTTCTGCTAAGATGTGCGCTATCGCCATCCTCGAACCTCAAAGACTGGCTTATGCTGTGCGGATAGAAGCCAGAAGCTGGGCTAGATAACCATTTATCAGAACTAAACATTAGCTGAACGCCAGTTGTGGTGCGCCTAACAAGATAGAGTTGTCTGCTTTAATAATGTAAGGCACAACATCATAAGCATTGTTCGTTGCTGAGATTGTTAGTCCAGCACCGCCAGCCGATTCATAATCACCATGCAAAGACAGAGTTGCCGCCGCACCTGATGAAGGGTTGATAAAGATGATAGTGCCTGTCTGACCTATCTGACTGGCCTCTGTGGTAGGCGCGGCTAATGTGTTAGAGCCAGCTGCTAGGGTAATTATGAAGTTTTGATATGTGTCGAAGTCCAGCACACCGCTAGTTGCAGATAGAGCAGCTGTATAAGTTGATGGAACCTGTGCCTTAGTAAAGGTGTTCTGGTCGCTTGTCTTAACTACAACGCCCTGCAAACTCACTGCACCAGATGACACTGTAAAATCAGCAGTTGCAAAAGAAGCTATGCCTTTGTTGGATACAGTTGCATCCTCCCCAGCAATAGTAAGCGTGTCAGTTGCGGATACAGTAGCATCAATGCCCTCGCCGCTAGTTATTGTAAGAGTATTGCCATTGTCGATAGACTGCGTTGTAGACCCGTCTGTAAGACTAAATCCGCCAGATGCGTCTACACCTGAGTAACTAAAGTCAACTCTAATGCCATCAGTATTACTAAATGATCCGTTAGAAACAACATGCGTAACCGGCACCTTAGTATAGCCAGACGCATCAGTTACAGCACCAGAAACTTTGAACACTGCAAAAGTAGATGCTGTTCCTTCTTTCTCAATATGAATGATGCCACGGGCCGTTGCGTTTGATATATCGTCAAAGCTTTGAACAAAACCGCTAATATCAACTGAGTTATCATCAGCGTCATCTATATACAAAATGCTTACACTGCTTATTGTACCGTTGTTAAATGCCAACTTACCAGCACCAGGGTCGGCATCAGAAGTGGCTGAACTCCAAGTCATCTGCAAGCCAGCACTATTACCTGTTGCTCCTGTTGCACCTGTAGGAATACCTAGCGCTAACGCTAAAGCACCAGTTCCGACTGTGTAAGTGGCTGATGCTGTAGGGCTACCACCAACAGACACAGATGATGCTGTAGCTGACACAGTATCAACCTTGCCCTCAGTAACAGAAAGCTCACCACTACCGTCAAAACCAAGTATTTTGTTAGCTCTAGCTGTTGCTCCAACGGTAAATTCCGTAGATGTCATAGTGTTTGTACGAGAAATCTTGATAGATCTGCCCTGCTCCTCTGCAATTTCTTGAGCAATAAACGTTAGCTTATCAAGAGCGTCTTCATGCGAGGCTGCTGGGAAAGGGTCATTAGGAGTGTAATCAGTTGTTTGAGTTTGTGCCGTTGATCTTAGCAGAACAACAGTCTCTCCATCCGCAGGAGCAGAACCGAATGTAATATTTCCGCCAGTTGCTACACCTACATTTGAAACCGTGTAATGAGTTGTCTTTGTTTTGACAGTTTCAGCACCAGTAGAATCGGTTTTAATAATGACAGTAATATCGTCATCATCAAATATCTTAAAGTCATACGGAAAGACAGTAGTGGTGCCGTCACCGTCTGCACTTTTCTTTGTTGTAACGCTACTAACTGTCATGTCTATCTCCGTGTTGGCCTATTATATCAAAAAATAGAGTTGTGTGAAAGGATCTTAAAACCTTACCGCTGTCTGGCTAGGAGGGAAATAAAATGTTTGGTCTGTATCTTTCTTCATTCTTCTTTCCATCCTGCGTAAATACCCAGGGTTTACATGCTCCATCATTCCGTGAATAAATAAATAATCTAAGGCTGTCTTTGTATAGAATAAGTTAATTCCAGGGATGTTACTCTTTGCAAACTGTACGCTGTTCTTCAAAATTGCATCAGGATCTCCAGACTTAACACTACCGTATATCTTGTCTATCTGCTCAATAGAACCAAACGTAGGGCCAGACATTGTTTGCAAAAGACCTCTGCCAAATTTCTGATGTTCTCCAAACAGCACATCTCCGTAAATGCCTAACCCGCCACCTTGAACAATAGCTCTTGTTAAAAGTTTAGGGTTTAACCCATACTCATCGCCAAACACTTCTTCTGGTGACTTGCCTTTCATAATGTCTTTCATGGTGACTGACAGGTAGCCCATCATAGTTGTGCCAACCATCATTTGAGCCACCCCAAACAGGCCACTCTTGCCTTCTTCAATTCTTGCGTAACGCTGTCTCTGTGCGGCCTTAGTTACATAAGTAACAGGGAAAGCCTTAAACTGCATAAACGCTCTGATAGCCTCACCAAGCACAGTGCCACGCTCAGTGCCTACATTCATGTAAGCTCTTTCTTTGGCACCTGGGGTTGGTATAGCAGTCTCAGCCGAATCGGTTATATACATAGAATATTTTGCCATAAGGTCATTCTTGTACTTGTCGATAGATGCTTTGGTTGCTGTCTTAACAGGGCGTTTTCTACCAGCGTTAGTCTTAGCTAAAGCAGCAGCTTCTATGACATTGGCGGGAATATTATCTACTCCACCAGCAAACATATAAGCCCTGCCATCCGCCGCAGTCATGTCCATTTGCCGCAACACATCCCACTCAGCTTCGTTTATGTCATATCTTTGTAAGCTGTTGCGTGTTCTGACGTTTAGTTCAGAAAATTGATTGCCTTTATAAGTGGCTAGATCGGCGGCTAACAGTTTAGCTACACCTGATTTCTGGTCATCGTTCCAAAACGTCATAAGGTTTAATCTAAAATAATGTTGTTGCGCTTTCCCTATTGTCCCAGGCAAACTATCATTAGAGCCAAACCTAGCGTGTGTACTTCCCATCGCGCCTTCTATACCTACACCCAAAAGATAAGCCAATCTTTTCTGGTCTTTGCCTTTGAAGCGAGAGAAAACAAACCCAAGAGATTTAGCGTAAGAACCAAATATCCCTCTGTCTGTGTTGCTATTTATAAATGTTGCGTTTGTAGCAATATCACCAAATGACGAAATAGTTGCTGCGCCTAGCTTTGCCATTGATTGTATCATTCGCCAACCAGACGCAAGGCCAGCAAAGTCAGCCCCAAACAATATAGGTCTACTAGACCCTCTTGCCTTTGAACTGCCATCTATTTCTTTAAATTGGTTTCTTAAGTTAAAATCTTTTACTGAGTCTAAAACCAATACATCCCCAGCATTGCCAGATCTTACATCGTTCAAAACTCTATCAAACATTGCTGTAGGGTTTGTCCCAAAAACTTCCATCAACCCAATGGACTGTGCATCATGGTCAATTCCAGATATAACAGCATCAACTAGGCTCATGCGAGTGTACTTTTTTGAGTATTCATAAGCAGCAGTGCCGTTCTCAAAGTGTATTGTACGGCTCTGGCTTAATTTCTTAGCCATGTTTGATGGCCCTTTGAAAGCTCCAACAGGGTCAGCAGAATTAGTGTTTGGGTCTAACTTTTGGTGTTGCCCTGTAACAAGATTGCCCCACATATCACTAAGAAACATCTCGTCAGTGTATGGAACTTTTTTCCCGTCAATGGTTGTGAATGATGGTTTATTGTCAAAAGTTTTTCGGCTTAACCTATTAGGTTCAAGCATGTAGTCTACCCATTCTTTTTTTGATACCTCTAGCTCGTCTGCTGTTTTAGCACCTTTCCTTAATAAAATTGGGTCATGCCCCTGACGAACAGCGTAGTTCTCTAGCTCCGCAATAACAGTGCCATGCAAGTTTTTCCTATCAAGACGAACTTTTTGATGAGCCTTAATAATGTCAGCAACTTTTTTTGCTTCCGCCCCACCCGCTTGATTAACATCGAAATCAACAAAGTTTCCGTTAGCGTCTTGTTCTTTAGCAAACATAGCTCTGTAAATAAGTTCCTCTGCGTCCTTGCTTTTGAAGAACTTTTCAAGCCCAGCATCATTTATAGATGCAAGTAATGTGCCTTGGTAGTGCGTGTTTAAGGCGTGTTGCCTTGCGTCAACGCTCTTGAAGTTTCCAAGTTGGGCACTGCCCACCATTACGCTAGACAAAGCCTCTGACGGGTTATCAGGGTTTTTTCTAATAACTGTCATTATATCAATGTATGCCTTGGCGTTAAGTATTCTGTTTCTCTTTTCGATAACAGCATTAGTCTTAGTCTGCCTTGCTATGTTCTTAGCTAGTTTAGCTAGGTCAGTGTACTCTTCAGCCAAAGAGTTTTCTGCGCGTTTTTGTAGCCGACCCTCAAGAACGTCTATGATTTCTTGCGCTTCTTCTTTGTTAAAAGACAGACCATCTTTTTTGGCGGCAGCTAGTATTGCTTCACTACAACTCATTAGCCTTGGCTCCTTACAATACACGCACGACCAGCTTCAACATAGTTTTCAATGTTTTCCGCACTAGCCTCTAGGTCAGTAATTTCTTCCAAAGATTGTCTTGCTTCTGCGGGTAGCATTGCTAAGTTTTCTTCAGTTGTTATCTCGCTTAACAAGACTTGGTTTTCTTGCTCAATAGCATTAGCATCGAACTCATCTTGCTTTAAAGATTGAGATTTAATTTCATCTACATCATCAGAATATTCAGCAAGCCTACCCAAATTACTAGGCTCTGGTTGTACTTCTTGCGCTTCTGTTACAGGTGCATCAGCTTGTTGTTGCGTAACAGTTTGACGCTTTTCAAGCATGTCATTTTGAATATCTTGGATTGCTTGTTTTTTTTGTTTTTGTTTTTCTGCATAAATGCGTGGCTGATCAACTTGTGGCAAAGCATCGCCTTTTCGGTCTACTTCTACCCAACCAGAGCCACCAAAACCATCGTCCTCTTGGAAGTCTAAATACCTAGTCGTCGTGCCATCAGTAATAGATATAATTTTTTCTCTAGGATCAAGACTAGGTTTACCGGCTATTATGATTGGTACGTTTTTAGACGTAAACTTAGGAGGTGTAAGTTCTGCCGCTTCAACCTCTACATCTGGCTCCGCTGGACGTTCTATAGTTTTTCCAGAACGCCTATCCATTTCTACTTCAATAGCCTTTTTATCAGCTAATTTTTTAGGGTCATTGGGAAAATACTCTTTAATTTGCTTATCAAGCACAGCAGACATTTGCGCTAGTTCTTCTGGCGTAGCCTCAGACAACTTTCTTTCAAAGAAGTCTGGCAAATCCCCAAACGTGGAATCACCTACATTTACTGTGTATTCTTCATCAAAAGGAGATTTGACGGGCGTTTTATCTACCTCATTAGCAACCTTCTCAGCCCTTGCAGACGCAACAGCCTCGCCATCTCTAACAACGCTAGTTACATTAACTTCTTGATCTTGCAACACTTGACCGATAGCCGTGTTCTGAGCTTGCTCTTTGCTTTTTGGAGGTAGCTTTCTAAGGCGGTCTGACAGTTTACCAACACCATAAAACAGGGAGCCACCCAAAGCCGCACCAACCGCCACATTTAAAAAGCTATCCATCAAGCGATAATCACGGTCTTGCTCCGCCGCTGCCGCACCAATAACCAACGGCTCAACAATAGCGGCACCTACAGCACCATCCATCGCGCCAGTCATAAAACGCTTTGATCCAGTGCGACTTGCTGTTGTCGCCATTCTCCCAAGAGCAACAGAAGGGATAAACGCAGATGCTACGTTTAGAGGGTCAAGCATACTACCCGCTAAAGAAACAGCAAACTGCGCCGCGCCAAGACCAAATCCGCCTCTGGATCTGCCTAACGTAGTTCTGAAATCCAAACGCTCGTCATGTCGCTCTGATAAAAGCTGTGCTAAACCTTCTTTAATACCTTCTTCGCCTACCTCAATGCCTTCTCTAAAGTAGTCGCTAGAGGCCCATGCGTCCTTGCTGAGTGTGCTTCCTTCTGTTCCCTTGCCTATGTACTGCTCTGACAGTCTTCCAAGCGCATTGGCGGGGTTGTAATAAAGAGTTTCGTTAAACGTAGCACCCAAAACATCCATCGTCCCAGCTTTGGCATAGTCATGGTATTGTTGGGTTAGGTTTTCATCCTCTTCCTGTTCTGGGATATACATATCAACCATTAGAACAACTGCCCTGCTAATATAACTTGGCTAAACGCCGCCCTTTTCCTGTCAAGAATTTGGCCTCTTGTCCGTCCATACACCTCAAGATACTCAGAAGTAGTGGCACTTAATTTGGAAAATGGTACGGTTATGTAAGGGTCTTGCCCGTCTTCTACTGTGCGCGTAACCATGTTTCCAAGTGCGTCTACAAGGTACACACTTTTGTTATCGGTGGTTGTGCGCCAAGAGCCATACTGCATTAGGTCACTAAAGTATTCGTTTTCGTCTGCTGTTGCTTCCTGTTCGCTGGAGCCTTGGCGTGACGGTGGTGCCTTAACAATACTTCTTAAATACTCTTCATTCATGCTTAAGGAATCACCTAACAACTCAGTCATCTCAGCAGGGTTTCTAAACTCACCAGAAGCAAAGCGTATCTTTTGATCATTAACTTCATGGAACTCAAAATGACTTCCAATAACATCTTCATAAGCTCTATCAACTGCGGCGTTTACATCTGTTTCTGAGCCACTGGTGATATACCCTAACGCTGTGTTTCTAACGATGTCTCTCATTCCAAACACATGAGAAGCCCTGCCAGATGTCATGCCACCGCCTAACACATCATTTGAAATGCCACCAAGTAAACTAGATGAATAATCGCCAATAAGTTCTGTAGCCCTTGTTTCGACTGCATCTCTGACATCTTTGGGTTGAGATTTATAACCATTGACCATCTCCGCCCTGTTAAAAATATCTACAGCTTTCATTGCTACGGAATTTGGATAAGCAATAATAAGGTTGTCAACTTTGTTAATAGTGCCTGTCTTAACCAAGTGCCTCATAACAGTATTGCCATGAACACCATACTGGCTAAGAAATTTCTGAGCCTCCTCAGATTTATCATTGTAATCCTGTGCAGCGTCGTAGTTATCTTTGAATTTTTTTAGTTCTGCGTTACTAGCAACTCTTATGTCTAGCGGAGCTATACCCATGTTTTCTTGGATAGTAATAAGTTGCGTTGCTGAAGGACGCATGCCCTCTCTCTCTCTTGTGTAGTAACCTACAAAATCCTCAGTCATTTCTTTTTGTGCAGTGTTTACTTTACCAAGCAACCTTTCATAAGTTTTTTTACCTAAGTCAGTGCCTCTGTTGTTGTACGCTTCGTCGATCACCGCTTTTTGTTCTGATGGACTAGCAAACTGGATACTAGAAAAAGCAACAGATGCGGTCTGCTCTACCGTAACAGCAGTAGTCAAAGCGTTAGCCAAGTCTTCCCTCTCCGCTAAAACAAGCGTTGAAACAGTAGACGCAAGCAAGTTTTCATCTTCTTCGTCCATTACTCCTTTGTTTGCCTCTATAGAAGCAATAAGGTCTGCTTGATTTGCAGTTGCTTGAATGACAGCCTTGCGTGAAGCGTTTGCTCTTGCGCTGTTGAGTAAAGTTGTCACTTGAGCTATTTGAGTAATATCCGTTACTTTTGCAAAACGCCCTGTTTTATTTGCAAGCTGTTCTTCTAAAGAAACTATATCGCTTAATGATGTATCGTCTTGAGCAAGAGTTTCAGACAACCCTACTAGCATTACGTTAGTTGCTTTCGCTTCAACGCCGTTTCTTCTAGCTGTTAGCTTAGAGATAAGGGTTTCCCGTGAGGAGGCATTAAGAGAGCCTAAATTTACCTTTTGCCCATCATCAAGAACAATGTCTTTACCTTCTCTAATTTCAAGAATTGTTGTGGATAATCCCTCGTCTGTCTGGAAGGTAGCTGACTCATCATAGGTTTCTACTAATTCAGTAAATACAGATTCAATAAGCTCTGCTTGAACCACTTTTTCTTGAGAATCTATAGCGTTCATTCTTGCTGAAAAGTCAGCAGGGCGAAGGTCATCCCTTGCCTCTGTTTGTTTACGCATTTTATCAATCTGGTGTTGTTGAGACGCACCCTCTAACCCTCTAACAAACGAGCCAGAATCTACAGTTTCTTTAAAAGACTGCAAACTATACTTAGGTTTCAAGCCTTGAGATATGAAGGTGTCGTACTCTTCTTCTACGTTCTCCATATTCCTTTTGAACAAGTCGCCCTCTGGGTTCAACCCAACAAACTCTGATAGAGATGTATCCAACCATTGATTAGCTGACTCTGTTCTTATGGCTTGGTTTTTCCCAAACGCAACCTGAGTTCCTTGGGCTAGTTTTGACGCAAATGTAGAATCAAATGTGCCAGAAACTTTTTGAAACTGGCTTCTTGTAAGGCTGCCGCGAAGATTCTCTAAAGATGAAGCGCGTAGCTGGTTAGCTTTAGTTTGTGCAGATGCCTGATAAGATGAAACAGTTGTGTCTTGGTTCTCGTTAGTAAAGTTATTCATCTCTTGATTAACAAGAGTTTGTACATCTCTTTGAGCTTTACTTGTCTCAGCTTGCTTTTCTGCTTGCCCAAACGCAAACGCAACTTGTCCTGCCTTCTCAAAGAAAGCTGCTTGAGCTTGCCCAACAGAAGCAAAGGCTGCACTGTTTGCTCTAGGTGATAATGAGCCAGCAGCGGTTTTAACTTGTGGGCCTAGCCCTTGATTATATAAAGGTATTCTTGGCATTTAATCACCTAAGACATTAGGGTTGCTGCTTTAGACCCACCACTAAGAAGTGAGGTATAAGCCTGATATTTAGCACTTGCTGATCTTGCGCCACCTTCTGCTCTCACTAATGCGGCCTCAGATTGCTTCTGAACTTGCTCTTGATTGCTTGCATACTGAATCATTGCTGCATCCATCTCTGTGCTAGCGTAAGTATCAAACAATGCTTGCAATGGGCTTCCGCTTATTTGCACACCAGATGCGGCAGTCATTAGTCTTTGAGTTCCGACAAGGCGATTAGACTGTCTTCTTAAAGAAACCTCTTCGTCTCTTTTAGCCCTTGCAAGTAAAACACTTTCATTTTCAGCCAAACCAGCATTGAATTCCGCAGTTTGCTGCATTCTTTTTGCAGAGGCCATGTTGCCTTTATAGCCCATCATGCCGCTTACTGCGGATGCCCCTGCTGCTATGGTTACTGGATTTACCATTATATTACCCTTGCATAACGGATATAGTCAGTGCCGTCTGGCCCGTACTTACGCATTATACCCTCTTTTTCAAATCCTAGCCACTGTGCGTATCTGTTAGCCCTAACGTCTGAGGCACATACACTTGCTTGGATGCGTGACAATTCATGCGTTTCTTGAATATGCTGGAACAAATAGTCGGTGTATTTGGCTATGGTCTTAGGAATTTTGTAACCTTCTTTGGCTACCAGTATCCAGGCTTCGCCTACGCCATTCCACATTTGATGAACTCCACCAATCGCAAGTATCACATCCTTGTCCATGCCTGTGTAGCCAATAACATCATCATAAGAAGCAAGCGAATCTTTGCCGCTTTGAGTTAGCTCAAAAGCAAGGTTTATCTTACTGAGGTGTTCTTTCTCAAATTTTATAATATTAGGCATCGAATGTATTAGACCTTCTCATCACAGCAAGCACAGTCATTGGCAAAGGTTGGTTCTGTCGCACTATTATTCTTGCATCGTTGTCGTACCCAGAAGGGAAGTAAACTTCTTTATCACCACTAAACAAAGGCACAGGCTCATCCATAGCCATGCTACTATCTCTAAACGGCAAACGATCTAGATTAGATAGATTTGGCCCTACTTCAGCACCAATGCTATCCAAGAACCTAACTGTCACGCCGTGTATACGCTTTACTTTGCCTTGAGAAATGCCGTCATCAGCACCAGCCTCTAACCGCAAAGTCTCTAGTATTGATGTGTAATTATAGCCAATGTGTACCTTAGTTGCGCTTCTGTCTAAAGTTATAGCTCCGCCTGTTACTATCTTGTCAGCATGAGTGGAACCATCAGCAACAATAGCTACTGTCTCACCTTCGAGATGGTTCAGACTGCTAATCGTTGTTGTTGCGGCACCGCTATAAGTTAAGCCACTATCTACATAAAATGCATCAGCCCCGTCAGTGCCAAAGAAGATAGCCTTCATAAAGCAAATATGACGTACAGTAGACCCGTCTATAGTTCTTTTTACAGACATATACACAGTGTCCTCTGAGCCTTCTGGGACGCTTGTAATGCTTTCAACAATGCAACTGCCTTGGCTAGTAGGTGCTAACCTTGTGCTGTCTGATGTTGCAACAGTTAGGAACCCCTGATTCTCTGGGGCTGTCTCTATAATTGTAACAACTGCTGCGGCTGGGTTAGCAACTGTAAAATCTGCATGGGCATTGATTCGTGTAAAAATATTATCAGCAGTTGTATTGTTGCTTTCGTTTGGCCTCCACCCAAGAGAGGTATCAGCAGGGTCAGTTCCCCCAGCAGCCTCGCTTGTAAAAACAACCGATTCGCCATCGCTTTTAGTTAAGGTAATAGTTGTGCCTATGGCTATGTTTGCATAGTCAGAAACAGTTACCGTTGCCTCGCCAAACTTCCCGCCTAAAGGATGAGTATGCCACCCCACAGCGTTGTTAGCGCGGTCATAGGTTAGCCCAATCAAGCGTCCATCTGTGTGAACAAACCATAAGATAAGCTCTGGCTCCTGTTGCCAAACCATATCACTGACACCACCTCTTAAAATATGGTCAGCTAAGATAGACAAGTCGATGCCAAGTAGACCGTCTGTATCTAAGTCGAACGTAATCTCTTTAACTTTTTCCTGACCTTTTTGGATTAGGATAGTTGAGTTTCCTGCTCGTAATGGCCTAACCTCAGAAGTTCCAAAAGTTGTTTCTCTTAAAATGTTTACATTAGTTGGCGTAACAGGTTGGGTGCCTTGCCCACCAGACAGTGTAAATTCTGCACTACTTGTTAAAATCTGTAGAAATCTAGCTGGCAAAAGATGCTTTATAACATTCACCTTATCAGACGAAATGGTAAAGTTTACCGCACTATCATCTAAGGTTGCTGGCGTATGGTTTTCAAAGTCAGCAGATGTGCTACCAAATATTGTCTGAGGTTTACCAGTAGTTCCAGCAAAGTATAGTCGTTGCTCATAAAAACCAACAGCCCTTGGTTGACCCTCTGTTCCCCCGAAAGAACCTAACGACCAACGAGTCGTTGCGTTACTACTACTTACTACGCTTGCTGGAAGAACCCCCTCACTGTTCTTGAATAACGCAGTAACAGTTGTTGCGTTTGTAAAAGCGGTAATTTTAAGGAACCCTGTTCCGCTATGTTGAAAAGCCCAAGTAATAGCTCCATAAGTCTCAGAGCCAGAAAGATGTACTGGGGGCGTTAGTCCAGAAGTATCTGAACCGCTATCTGTTTTCTTATAAACATTATCACCAAACCTAACTAAAGCGTTCTGGCTATAGCTTGTGCTTGTTGCCCATGCGTCGTGCTGAACCTCTATTACTTCTCTTAACCTAACTAATCTTCCTACATCTGTAGCCGCAAATAAATCAGCAGATGCCGTAAGCGTAACGCTGCCAGTATTTGCAGAAGAATATATAGTGGTGTCAGTAATGTTTTCGTCTAGGTAAGGGCCATCAACAAAATCTATATCTGACAGATCCCAACCAGCATGGGCTGATGTTCTTGTAAGCTTTGCTGGCTCATGGCTTTTGTGGGCTAAAAAAATAACGTCAGCAGATTGAGTGTAGTTGAGTTCAAACACTTGCGCTTCTGTGTAAGTAGTAACTATCTCAACAATTTTTCCTGCGGTTCCACCACTGCCATAAGATGTGAAGCCAGAACTGTTTACACCACTTAGCTGAAAAGTATTTGTTGCTGTGCCAGCCACGGTAAACTCACGGTTATTTACCTGTGTCATTCCAGCAACACCGCTAATAAATACTCTGTCTCCGTTGCTGTAGCCATGCCCATCAGACGTTACAACAGCAGGATTAGCAGATGTGATGCCAGTAATTGCTTTTGTTGCCTCTGTTACAATCCCGCCGTCTTTATAGACACGGATGTAATTTTCACCAAACTCAAGTACATAAGCCTGTTCGTCACTAAACTCAAAGTTTATCAGTCGTATTTTACCACCATCTTTAGACGAGCCAGCATAGTATGTACCTGGCCTTCTGGTAGTTCCGCCTTGAGGGAACACAAGCATATTCTGTAAGGTTTGTGCGCCTTCATTGTACTTTTCTAAGTCAATACGGCCCTCTAGTCTTGGGGAAAGTTCACCAGCCCGAAAGTTGGTAACAATGGTGGATACTCTCGCCATGTCTTAGTACCTTACGTTGATATACTCATTAGCTTGTGGTTGCTCTGGATACCCTTCCATAGCGTCTGCTGACTTAGCATCTCTTAAACGAGATTCATACAAAGCTTGCATGGCTTGCAAAATACTATTACTGCCCGTGATTGCGTAAGCAGTTTCAGCAGCTAACTTATGTGCGATTGCAGACGATAGTAAACTATCATAAAGTTCTGTGTCTTGTTCTCTTGAAATGTATGTAATGTAACAAACACTTTCGTTTGATAGAACTTTTCGGCCTTCTATCTTAAACATTACATTACTATCGTAAGCGGCAACCTCGTTATTAACACTAGAGTTCCAAAATGAAAGAACCCTTAAGCAATAGGGATCTGTGGGCAATGTAAATTGGTAAGCAAAACCAAAAGCAGGGCTTTCACTGTCCCGCGCTAGTTGCCTACGGGTAATTGCAATATTCCAAGGGTGTGCGCGAAGCACAGCGTCCCTGATTGTTTGAAACCGTCTATTACATAAACGGGCTTCTTTAGAATTTTCGGTTAAAGATGTGATGGTAGCTGCACCTAGCAAGTCCATCGCTTCATTACATATGTCTACAACTGATGGCATCGCAAGCTCCAAAAAGAGTTGAGAGGGCGGATAACCGCCCCCTCAGTGTTTTGTTAGTTTACGACGTACTCAATGATAAACGCCATGTCACCACCAGTTCCACCTGTTGCATCAAAGGTTGCTGCAATGTAGTAGAAACCGCCTGGGTCAGATGTGTCACCAGCCATTGTGTATAGCTGTTGACCAGTTGTGTTGAGGTCTGCCGCCTCGTAACGCAATTCAGCTATTGCTGCGCCATCAGCTACGGAAGTGGCAAAGAAGTCGATGTCCTTAACTGCACCAGCATCTGTATAGATGCCAATGTCGTAGGTACAACTTCCGCCTAACCCGTCTGAACCAACGCGAATAGACATGATAGATGCGTTACTTGGAATTGGAGCAAGCATAACAATATCACCGTTAGTGCTGTCTGCCGCCAATAAAGCAACATTTCCTTGAGCTATTCGGACTACGCCTTGTAGCTCTTGAGTCTTGTTAGCAACTTGAGGGGATGCCTCAAGGTTAGCCACCAAGTCTGAGTTTACTGATGCCATCTTTATCTCCTATTAGTCTGGGGTTTCATCACAGAAGACTTGGCAAACTTTTGCTTCTTCCATGCGTGTAGCACCGATTGACATACAGTAATACACTTGTGTTGCGTACCCTTTGTCAGCGCGTTCATCAATACGAGCAGAGATGTCTTTACCCATACCTAATGTAAGCCCATCTTCTGCCCAAGCAAAACAAGTGCGAACATCAGTTGCAGAAACAGCAAGGCGGTTAGTCATGATGAAGCGGAAACCCATAAAGGTATCTACATCGCCCTGTACCAAAGCTTTTACTGTGTTAAAATCTGCTGATGTGATTTGAGTAGTTCCAAGCAAATCTTCAATCTGCTTTGGACCAACTGCAATGTAGCGCGGGATTGAAGGATCAACGTCCTGCAAGTCAAGCTTACGCTTTGCTTCAGTTAGCTTTGCAACTGTCAAACCATCGTTTGAAGAAGCAGAACCTACTGAGTTAGCCGTGGCATCTAAACTCGCAGAGCCAGAACCAGTCTCACCAGTAGAGGCGGAACCAGTCGCAGCAGAGATGATGACATCATCCATCGCACGACCCATAGCAGCAGCCGCCGCTTGAGCGTAAGATGAAGTAGGATCAATCAACATGCGAACTTTATCCTGATCATCAATGAGATCAGCATACTCGTAATCCGCTAAAGACAACCGACGACGACCATGTGGTGTGTCAATCTGTGGTGTATCAGCGTTTCTTGATGTACGAAGCTGTGCTGTAGCTACGCCAATTTGGTCAATGAAAGCATTTTTTCCAATAACATTTTCAATACGCACCGCATCACGAAGACGAGAACCCATCTGCTGTGATAGCATCTGCACGTTTGCAGAATATTGTTGAACAAATGCCGTGGTGATTTGATCGGACATACTATGCCCTCCTTTAAAAACACGGGTTGAGTTAAACTAATTGCGATGCGCTACCCTTACGGACACTTCTAGGTTTTTGAGCCACCATTAGGCTATCGTCTTTCCGATTGTCTTTAGGACGAGCTTCCTCGCTACCCTGCATAACAATCTCCCAATACTTATCGAAGAGCTTGTCAGGTTCTAAAATATCACGTTGTGTGCCAAATTCCAATGCTGTTCTTAAAACTTCTAGTCGCAATGAAACTTTTTCAAGTGTGTCCATGAATCATCCCCATCAATTCTTGGACTTTTTTAATGGCGTTCTGTCTGCCTACAACATTGCGTCTGTCCCAATAGGCGTGTGTTTTGTCGTTCATAATTGCGTCAACTTCTGCTTGCGCTGAAACAGCCGTCATTCCACCAGACTGAGACATTTCAGAGATAGTGTCTTCACTTGTTACGTTCTGACGGAAATCAGCAATGTTAGAAAACGCTTTTATTACATCTGGGTTGTTACCTAGCTTTGTGCCGTCAGCCAGTTGAAGTTCCATAATGTCTGACGCACCAAACTGATCCACAACTTTTTGTGCTGCTTGAACTTTAGCCTCAAACTTATCACCCCACTCTGATTGCAATGACGCTGTTGCGCTTTCCATTGCTTGAGCGTTTGCATCGTTAGATGCGTTAAGGTCATTCTGAACAACAGACCTATAATAATCTAGCACACCTTGAGCTTGGTCTGGGTTAAGGCGTAGCTTGTGAGCTATTTCAGAATACTCAGTAGCCCTTTCTTCTGTAAGCACGTTGCCGTCTGCGGCGATGTTATACTGCGACGGAGTTTCTGGCCTACCCAGCTTTGAATAGATGTTATCCAAATCATCGTCTGTAGGATTAACGGGCATCGGGATCTTATCCGCACCAATTAAACGCTGTGCATTAACGTATGACCGCGCAAGATTGCCCACATCCTTTATAGGAGATAGGCTTGGATGTTCTCTTAAATCTTCTGGAATTGAACTTAAGAAGTCGTTACCAGATCCACCTTGTGCTATTTCTGCGGGAGTTTCTATTGAAACTGTTGCCGCTGGTGTAGCTTCAGATTGGACTACCTGTTCTGCTTCTGACATTAGTTACCCTCTTTCATCATGTTAAAAATGTGCAGTAATACTGCTCTTTTGCCTTCCTCAAAGGCTGTGGCATTGGCATCGCCAACCACATAACTTGAAGTTCGCCAGTTACAACGAACCTCAAGATCTGCTAAGACTTTCTTACCTGACTCTGTGGTAAACAAGTCGTTATACATAACGCGCATTTTTGCTGCTTCTTGCATTATTTCTGTATCATCCTTGTTGCTTGTGCGGCTTGTGCGGCAGTGTAGACATCTTCTTGGTCATTCTGCCTTTCTTGCATTTGCTGTTGCTGTGCGGCCCTAGCCTCTCTATTCTGTTGTATTTGAGCTTCAGAGTTAAGAACTGTCTTAGGAACGCCCAGAGCGTCAGTAATGTGCCTTACAAGGCCATCAGGGTCTACATGATCGCCAACAGGGAATGATTCTCCCAAAGGAAGAAGTATCTCTAGTGCTTTCATTGTGTTGTTTAGGCTACTTGATTTCTGTGCCCTTGCAAGCGGAGATACATATTCAATGTCAACATCACGGCCTTCTAGCAACTCTGGCGGTTGAGAAAGCATTTCTTGTCTCAGCATCAAAGCAAATACACGGTCAATCAGTGGGCGGAGCATTTCGTTCATTAACCTACCAAGAACAGGGCCAATCACCCGCATCCGTTCTTCCTGCCTTTGAACAACCTCTGTTGCAGTCATGTTTACGTTACCGCCTGACAACAACTGGTCTACATAAAACGCTGAACGAATAGCTAACCTTCGTTGCTCTTCCATTTGCAATCCAATAGGGATGTTAGCTCCTACGTTTAATGGGGTAATAGTGTCTCTACTACCCGACCTAAAGAAGTTGAGGCCACCAGGGTTTGTACGGATCGGGAGGAGAAATCCGTCATCAGGCACTAGAAGCGGAGGGTCTATCTGCTTCTGCGCCGCTTGAATGATGGTCTTAGACATAAGATTAAGCATCTTAACATCTGGCAACGCCACCATAGCTGGCGACCTCCCCATCGTTTCCCCAGTTGCCTTGAGAAAACGTGGAACTATGTAAGGAAACTCTTGGAACCCCTTAACTGATAAAGGCATTGAGCTTTCCATGCATATATACACAGAAGCAAATGGCATGTTAGCACTGTCTTCTTTTTGAAAGTCACGGTCATCTCTTGGCATTACAGCATGGAGCAACGTCACTTCATCATCAGGTCTTTTGTCGTAAGTCTTGCGGATATAGTCAGTTACGTTGTCATACCCAAAACGCAGAACAGCTTGCCTTGCTGGAATTTTATACTTACGAAATACCGTGTCAACTAAGCCGAACTGGTTTTCTGAAATGTGAAACTCAGATATGTGGCGTGTGCTAAAACGTAACTTACCTTCATCCATTTCAACAAACATACAACCAGTTCCAAACACAACTAAGTCCACATACATTTCGTGGATTTCTGTTTCAAAGTTTGACTGGTTAAAGGCTCTAATCATTCTGTTGCTAGTGTCTTCTAGCCACTCTTGAACTTCGCTGTCTCTGCCAATGTCCATGTCTTTCATTGCTAGATGGAACCAAGGAGTAGCCCCACTAGTAAGCATACCATGCAAAGACGCAGAAAGAAGGTCTACAGACTGCAAAGCCGTACCATCAAAGATTTGCTCCATACGCTTCTCGCCTTTACTGCGCTTACGCACAATGTCGGCTTTGCGTGGTAGCATGTAATCAGCAAGCTCTTGGAAGTGTGTGTTCCAGTTTTCTCGCTGACCCTCTAAGGCTGAGAACCTTTTAATGATGGCTTTAGTGTCATCCATTTGACTATCCTAACAATGTTGGCTTTTGCGTGGCGGTTGCCTT